GGGGAAATTACACTTCAAAGCCTCTTATTTCCCCGTCAACTAGATTAACTCTTTAAAAAGGGGGCTAGTTCTCCTGAGTCTCCCCAAGTCTTTGAAGACTATGGAGTTCTTTAGAGAATAAAGAGTCTTCCGAGCTTGCGAGGGCCTCTGTTTCGGCACTAGAGTCTACAAAGAGCTATGGGGAGGCAGGAGGCCATAGCCCCCCACCCTATATATATACAATACATATACATTTTTAGGGGAATTGAGGTATCAACCAGTTACTCTAAAGATTCAACGCGAGTCTCCAAAGACTCTACCGGCTATAAAGACTATAAAGACTATATAGTATATAAAGGTATCCCTATACTAATGCAACCCCGGGGGATGGATTACTCTAGTATATAGTTCAGATCACCACTTGTCAAGTATTATCGTAAATAACTTGACAAATCTTCAGGGGCATATATACTATTTTACTATGGCAGTATTAAATAATATAGAAAAAAAAGAAAGAAAAAGAGAATTAACAGTAAAACAACAGTCTTTCCTAAAGAATCTTGTAGAGACTCAAGGAGATGCTAAAGAGGCTGCAAAGTTAGCTGGTTATTCTTCTCCTTATTACCATGTTGTTAAGAGTTTGAAGTCTGAAATACTAGAATTAACTAAAGAAGTATTAGCGACATCAGCTCCTAAAGCAGCTTTTAAGCTAGTAGAGATCATGGAGTCTAAAAGACCTATAGTTCAAGCTAACAATAAGCTTGCAGCAGCCACTACTTTATTAGATAGGGTAGGTGTATCTAAAGTAGATAGGGTAGATGTTAATCATAATGTAGGGGGCGGTATCTTTTTAATGCCGGATAAAGCTCCTATTGAAATAAACCAAGAGCATTATACTGTAATCGAAGAGGAATAATACTATGGATTTTCTAATAGGTATAATTTTCGTAGCTGTTGTAGCTGGAATTATTATTAAAAGAAAAAAGCCTGAATTATGGGCTAAGTTAGTTTCTAAGCTACCAATATGAAGAAAAACAGTAGGGATAGCCGTTTTAAAAAACAAAGTAAGAGAAACCAGCGCTATAATTTGAACCAACGTAAGAATACCCTGAAGTTTAAAGAGGACTTTTTACAGATTAAGAACTATGGCCGCCAAAAAAGATGAAGTATAGTGAATATGTTAGTACCAAATAAGTATATCAGACGTACTTCTTCTACTATCCCTTTTGGTTATGAGTTGTCTCCTATTGATGGTTACTTAAAACCTATCTCAGATGAGATTAGTATCTTGAAAGAAGTTGCTGAATCTGTTAATGCAGGGGAAATCAGTTTAGGTATAGGAGTAGATTGGTTAGAAGCAGAAACAGGCAGGAAGATCAGCCGTATGGGTTTAAAGAAACACGTGGATAAGGTATATGGAAGATTGGGAAAAAAATCCTGAAAAATACTTGACAGATGCTCAAGGGAGCTATATACTAAAGAAGGACGGTACTCCACAAAAAAAGCGTGGTAGGCCTAAAAATTCTGAGTTATCAGATGTTAGAGCTACGTTACATGCACAAAGAGCTTTAAAAAAGAAAAACTCTAAAGTTACAAAGCTGCGCAGAAATTTAAAGGCAGCAGAGAAAGAGTTAAAGAAAAGTGAAAAAGTTCTAACATCTAATGTTATTACTGAAACAGAAAGTAAAGAATTACCAGATGCTATACAAAAGCATTTAGATGATACAGGTTCTTATGTTGAGTTTATGCCTAACGAAGGACCGCAGAAAGATTTTTTAGCTGCACCAGAAAAGGATGTCTTATACGGTGGAGCTGCTGGTGGTGGTAAAAGCTACGCGATGTTAATAGATCCGTTGCGCTATTGTCATAATCCAGTACATAGGGCGTTGATACTAAGAAAATCAATGCCTGAATTAAGAGAACTGATAGATAAGTCTAGGGAATTATATCCCAAAGCTTTTAAAGGAGCTAGGTTTAGAGAAGTTGAGAAGTTATGGAACTTTCCTAGCGGAGCTAAGATTGAGTTTGGATTCCTTGAACGAGATGCAGATGTCTACCGTTATCAAGGACAAGCATATAGTTGGATAGGTTTTGATGAGATAACACATCTTCCAACAGAGTTTGGCTGGAACTACTTAGCTTCAAGATTAAGAACGACAGATAAGAATTTACAGACTTATCTTAGATGCACAGCGAATCCGGGTGGAGTTGGTGCGCATTGGGTAAAGAAAAGATATGTCTTACCATCAGAGTTCAATACAGCTTTTATAGGACATGATGGACTTACAAGAAAATTCATCCCTGCTAGATTACAGGATAACCCGTACTTAGCAGAAGACGGTGAATATGAAAGGATGCTTAACTCGCTTCCTGCTGTACAACGTAAACAGTTACTAGAAGGTAATTGGGATATAGCAGAAGGAGCAGCGTTTGCAGAGTTTGAACCAGAGGCTCATGTAATAACTCCTTTCGAGATACCGTCTTGGTGGGAAAGATTGAAAAGCGTAGACTATGGCTATGCTGCAGAAAGTTGTTGTTTATGGGCTGCCGTGGATCCCGAAGACAAGACCATCATCATATATAGAGAACTATACCAAAAAGGTCTTACAGGGAACGCGTTAGCTGATAAAATAACATATATGGAAGAAAGTGAAATAAAGTCTATACCGGGAGTATTAGATACTGCTGCATGGGCTAGAACGGGATATTCTGGTCCTACTATTGGTGAAACACTTGTCAATAAAGGACATAAGTTAAGAAGGGCTGACAAGAACAGGGTGGCAGGTAAAGTTCAGATACACGAATATTTAAGAAAGCGTCCTGAAAATGGAAGACCAAGATTACAGATAGTGAGTAGTTGCAGTAACCTAATTAGGGAGCTACAAGGTATTCCACTATCTAAGACTAATTCAGAAGATGTGGATACTAATGCTTCAGACCACGCTTATGACGCTTTACGTTATTTATTAATGAGCCGTCCAAGAGTAGACCATCCTTATGATAGAAGGTTAAGAATTAGATCTGATGTATACAATCCGTCAGACTCAACATTTGGATATTAATAAATGGCAGAAAAAGAAAATACATTTTTAAGCGCTGATAACATCTATGAAGAAGTTGACGGTGAAACAGGAAAAGCCCTAAACCTCGAAGAAGATCAACAGTCAAATTTAGTAGGCATAATAAAGGCCCGCTTTGCACAAGCTGAAGATAAAAGAGATATGGATGAGCGCCGATGGTTAAGAGCCTATGAAAACTATCGGGGGATGTATAATAAATCTGTTAAGTTTAGAGCCTCTGAAAAATCTAGAATATTCGTAAAAGTTACTAAGACAAAAGTACTAGCAGCTTTTGGTCAATTAGTAGATGTTATATTCGGAACTGGTAAGTTCCCTATAGGCGTTACAGAAACTAAAGTACCTGAAGGCGAGTATACTTCAGCACATCTAGATACAGCCAATGCACAGCCGGGAATGGAAACATCTCTACCTGATAACATAGGCAACCGGATAGAAGATCCTCCTCAAGAAGAAAATCCTTATGATGTAGGTTATGAAGGGGATGGAAGAACTTTAAAAGCAGGAGCTACTTTTGGTAAAGGAATCTTCACAGACTCTATAGAAGATCAAGCGGGAGATATGCTAGTAGAAGGATATAGCTCCGATCCTAGTAAGTTAGAATTAAATCCTGCACAGAAAGCCGCAAGACGCATGGAGAAACTTATCCATGACCAGATAGAAGAATCAAAAGGCTCTTCAGAAATAAGAAATGCTTTACTCGAGTCTGCTATGTTAGGCACAGGTCTGGTTAAAGGCCCATTTAATTTTAATAAGAAATTACATAAATGGGATGAAACCGAAGAAGGAACTAGAGATTATAATCCTTTAGAGGTTAGAGTTCCTAGAATAGAGTTTGTAAGCTGTTGGGATTTTTATCCTGATCCCGCAGCAACTAATATGGATGAATGTGAGTTTGTAGTACATCGCCATAAGATGAATCGTAGTCAGCTACGCCAGTTGCGTAACATGCCTTATTTTGATGAAGATGCTATTAGAGATTGTCTAAAGATGGGGCCGAACTATGAAGAAAAGGATTTTGAAAGCCGTTTAAAAGATGATGCTAGAGGCAGCGAAGACTATCAAGGGAACTATGAAGTTCTTGAGTATTGGGGCATCATGGATGCTGAATACGCAAGAGAAGTAGGGATTGACTTACCCGACACAGTAGACGATTTAGATGAAGTACAGATCAATGCTTGGGTAACTGGTAATAAATTATTACGTGCAGTAATTAACCCATTTACTCCTTAT